CGATACCATTAAACATTGCACGTACTGACTGTGCAGCATTCGATGCATCGATATCTTGATCAACTTCAATAGATTCTAGAGTTTTTACATCCTTCTGTAGAAGAGTCCGAATCATATTTTGTCGATTGGTACGACTTGATGAATATGCCTTAAGGAACTTATCAACTGTTTCCGGTTGCTCAAGCAAAGCGAAGTTGAAATATTCCTGTTCGCCAAATTTGATAGGATTTGAATTGAAAAGTGCATTTCCCTTTTTGTACTTATCATTATTCTTATACGGCACATCTAGCAGACTTGTCATTTCCGCCGCTCGTGCAGAGAACTTACCTGCTGGTACGTGCTTAAGCATGATAAAATACATATCACCAATAACGAGCTTATCTTCAACTCCCTTGAATTTAATCTTTTCTACAGGGAACCGAGTATACAAGTCTTCCATGAGTTGAGGTGTTGAATTCTCATAGAATGGTGGTTGATGGATAAGAATACCATGCTCTTTAGCCTCTTCAAGCCACAAAGCAAGTACTTCATTCTCGCCATCATCAGTGTCAATGATATTCTCTTGGATGAACTGACCATACTTCGGACAGACCATTTCATAGAATGTCATAATTTCACTGAGAAGCTTCTCATCATCATCTTTATTCTCACGGATGATATAGTCTGCAATGAAGTTTAATTCTTGCTCAAAACACTGAGCCAGATTCATACGACCAATAACACCTAGAGAATTCAGTGCAATATCAGCACGATGGAGACCATCTTCTGACATAGGCATTTCATCATCAGGTACAATTTTCGAGATAACACCCTTATTGCCGTATCGACCAGTAAGCTTAGCACCTACAGCTAGTGGAACATCAATAATGACTGTTACACGGACTACAATACCTTCAAATTCACGCTTATCGAAGCTAAACTTGATTTCAGGATTCTTATAGTCTTTAGCTTTCTGGTACCAATAAGATAGATCCTCACTTAGCTTACTACCTGCTTTCTTGTATTTTTCCACAAGATTAATAAGCTTAGTATAAATCTTATCTTGGGTATCAGCAATCTCTTTAAAATAGCTATTGTATGCTAAATCTAGCTCTTCTGGAAGATTACAGAATACTTCGATATCAGTAACAGTACCTGATGCATAGAATGGAGTATCATTAGGATTTACCTTACGAAACTCTGTATCACGCATTTCATCTAGCATTGTACTATAGTTAATCCGACGACGAGCAGCTAGAATACCGCCAGTAATCTTTTCACCAATACGAGGAATACCTTTATAAACTTCTTTGGTACCTAGAAGATTAATTAAGATATCATTCTGATTAAGAACGATATCGAAGATCTGAACTTGCTGGTGACCATATTTCTCTGAAGCAGATTGACCAATGACAATACCATCTTCATAGGTAAGACCGTGAAATGGAATGAATACTGACTTGAGATTATTCCCAAACTTAAGGTTCAGGTTTTCATCATACATACCATTCTTATAAATCCAGTCACCTTCAGCAATTGTATTACCTTTGACTACTTCTGTTTCATTTAGTTCTTGTTCAAAGCCATAAGTTTCAGTAAGATTCTTAGCCTTGGTCCAATTGATGATATTATATTCATCACCATCAAAAGTAATGATTAGCTTATGATTCTGATTAAATTCAAGAATCTCCATAATCTGAAGATCTTTCTTTGCAATCTTAAGACCAGTAGAATACTTACCGATCTGCTTTTCAAAACGAGTAAATACCTTTGGTGGTTCAGCACCTTTATATACAAGAAGCTGACCTTGATGACTAGTAAACATATTGACTCGACCACCATCACAGTGATTGACATTGGGAATCAGTAGTTCTTCTGCCAAGAATGAATGATCTAAAATTTCTTTTGTTGGTGTATCTGACATGAATCTCTTTCCTAAGAATTATTCTGAATCGATTGCACTGCCAAGACTTTCTGCCATTTGCTCATCAAAATCCATAATACCCATTTTAACAAGTTTGGTTTCAGTAAAGCCAAGTTTATCAAATTCTACTTGAATTTCTTCTACATACTTAGCATCAACTGTAGATTCAATGTAATTAAGATAATGACGAATCCATTCATTACGATTAAGATAATGAATATCTTCAGTAGCCATAGCAATATCTTTGGCTAGAAAAGTCACACAGTGAATAGAATTCTTTGATTCCTTATTATGAACAGGAAATCCCATTGGTTCATACTTAGCTTTTCCATTATTATGAGCTAAAGTATGAATTGGGCTTACAATTTTGATTGTACCTTTTTGCAATTGCTCTTGTAGTGTATAAGGACTATCTAGATGCCCAATAACAACAGTACATGTTGGTAGATGCATAAATGTAACAAGCTGCATCTTATGATTAATCATTGACATTGAATGCTCATCACTACCAGTGAGAATATTGATTTTATTATAAGCATTCTTAATAATCAATTCATTGCGGCGCATTTTCTTTTCCTTAGTATAGAGAAATAGATGTTACTGCTACACTAAGATAATATATTCATAATTTTACAATAAAAAAAGAGAAAGGATCTTCAGTAGGGAAGTCTTGGGAGATCTATAGGTAGAATCCCCACTGTCCTAATAGATCCTTTCCTTAAGGAGAATTCAGTTACCTCTTCATCGTTCTCCTATTGGAAGATCCGGAAGATGACTTATTGTTGTCATCTTGCCTTGATCTAGATGAGGAAGATGATGATTTATTACTATCATTTTGCTGTCGATTACCCATTTCTTTTTGAGCAATCTTTATTGCAGCCTCTTCAACTTGTGATCGTCTTCCTCGATGGTGTGGGATTTCTCCTTTTTGAACCATCTGCTCTGCCATCTTTTTGACGTTATCATCGTCGTTCTTTGTTGAACGCCCTCTTGATGAATTTTCTTGAGTATTGGAGCCGGAACTAGCATTGCTTTGACTAGATTGCCGTCGTTGTGAAGTATTATCATTTCGACTATTGCTATCACTTGAAGCTCGCTTATCCACTGGTGCAGTGTTGGGATCTCTAGCTCCTTCATTTGATAGCCCCTTAGATACATTTCTAGCTATTTTAACAGCTTCACTATGACTAATAGAATGATTATTTACTACTTGACCCTCAATCCCTTTGACGATCGTTTCTACATGCTGTGGTAATTCTTTAATCTTTGCTGTTGAGGCTATCATTTCTTTTGCAGTTTCAATCGCAATACCAGTTCGCTTAGCGATTTCTGGATTGTGAGCAACTGCACGGAACAACCTGCTTTGCGCTTGGGATCGAATAGGCATGGTGTACTCCTTCATGAATAGACTATATTATTTACAGCATTAATATAATATATTCATAAAAGAATTCAGTTTACAATGAAAAAAAAAAGGAAGGGTAACTAGTACCCTCCACCAACATTAGTCGTGTTGTCTTGCACCTACATATGAATTGTATTCAGCAACCCATTTTTCAGTAAGACTTCTATGAATTGAATCTGTAAAGTCTACAACTCGATGCATAGGTATATCTATTGAATATTGACGAACAGTTTTAAGACGGCCATCCTCATCAGCATAGGGTGATTCTTTAGGTTTGATCTCACAATTAGCATCAAACTCATCTGTAGTCATTTCAAATGGAAGATGAATTTGAAGCGTACCACATACTTCTAGATCAGCTAAATTGGCAATAGCTACATGGCCAAAGTAATACTTACCTTTACCTAGATTGACTAGAATGACTGTGATGTCATCTTCATCATCAATCTTCATAATCTTTGGCAATTCAATTGAAGCTAGATTAATCTTATTTGGATTATCACCATATTCTACAATTTGACTATTCATCTTGACCACCAATATATTTTAAGATTTCTTTAGACAACCAAACTGCATTAAATTGATCTTCACGAAACTTCCAACGACGACGAAGAGTTACCTTATCCCAATAAATAATACCATCACGCCTTTCAATTGTACTAGGTTTAGATTCAACACCTAGAGCAAATGCTTGCTTAGTGACAATATATTTTGGAGTAACCTTTACAATCTCTAATTCAAACCCATTAAGAGATTGATAGTTACCAGAGCCAAATACAGCTACAGAAGTTGGAAGCTTTACTTCTTTCTTAGGTACTACCATTGATAGAGTCTTTCTAGTATTTGGAACTACTTCAGAAAGATCTGTTTCAATAAATTTAGGATTATTAGTATTATTTACTTCAACATCTTGTGATTTTTGTTGTGCTTGCAAGAATGCCAATTGCATTGCATTTAGTTCACTCATTTCTTATAATCCTTAGTAAAGAAAGAACCCTAATACCGATAATTTGGTATTAGGGTTATATTACTTATTCTTCTTCGCCGAATTCTTCAGCTAGTTCATTTTCACTTGATGAACCATCAAGTTCAGTATACTTATCTTGAACGAATCCACTATATACTTCATTAATAACGCTATTGAATGCTTCTTGGAAGCCTTCATCTGAATTATATAGGTGAATAAATTGCTTCTGCGTGAACTTCCACTCTTCATGACCCTTCAATGAGAAACCTGATTTACCACCACCTACTAGGAAACCATTTTCCTTCAAGTGCATGAAGTTAGCAAGAACGTTACTAAAGCCTTTCTTAGCAGTAAGAATAAACTTCTCACGGCTATTATTGAAGCCTGAACGTGTCTTAATAAAGCGGACATCAGTAGCACGACCTTCAATCTGAAGATCCTTATCGGCCTTCATTTCAGCGCCAGAAGTAAGCTTGAATACATATGAAGGCATAAACGACCAGCAGTTACCGCCCGGTAGATTCTCATCATCACCAAGACCAGGAAGTTGAACCTTACGTGGAGCGTAAGCATTCGTATTGATCTTTGTAGTGATGTGATTAATTGCTAGAATCGTAATATTGTATTGCTCAAGAATCGATACAACTGATGTGAGCATTGCCTTATTAGATGCTGCCATCTTACCCGGAATCATATTATTATCAAGATCAGGATTCTCAACAACTTCCTTTGGCTTCATTGCTGGTACTGAGTCCAGAATGACGATGGTAGGAGGATAAATCTTGATTGTATTGCCCTTAAAGTCGAGCCACTCAACCATATCCTTTGCTGTAAGCTTCTTCTTCATTTCCGCAATATCGAAAATGAGTTTCTTGAAGAATTCAGTAGTAAGATCAATCTGATTAAAGATTGTAAAGGTATTATGATACTCTTCTTCTGAACAGCCAGTAATCTGACGTAGACGTGCTTCAGGATTATTTAGACCACGTTCGAAGTCACAATATACAATGTCGCCATTTAGTGGTGATGCCATTGCCCATGCAATTTGAGCAATTAGAGTTGATTTACCACCTTGTGAGTTACCAATTGCCTCAATGATCTTACCCATTGGTAGACCAAGATTAAGGAATTCTTCACCATCTTCATTGATACAGATCGTTGCACAACGATAATCAATGATATCAAAACCGGTCTGAATTGAAAGTGCTTCAGTAACAGAGCCTGGAAGAATTTTAACTTCCTTCTTTTGCTTTTCTTGAAGACTCTTCTTTAGAATACCCATAGCTCACTTTTCCTAGTTTATAAACATAATGAAACGGTACCAAGGATCGGTGTAGCTAAGTCATCCAAATCAGAGACTGTTGCCACAACCATAAGAACCTTTGATTTCCGCAAAATGGAATTTTCACTTTCCGTATTATTTCCATGTTGCAAAATCGAAACAACTCGGTCCATGGTTGAATTTGCAAGCTCAGTAATCATTTCCGGCATTGATGATTGAACATCAGGTGCAAATGAAAATAAGGATGTCATAATACAATCCATATTATCATTCAATACCTTAAAAGAAACGTCAAATACCTTCCCTACAGGTCGATGAAGAAATTCTTGAGCTAGTTTTACAGTACCCCAAGCACCATGTTTTTCATTTTGAACGACCATGCGATGGAAGATAGTATTATTCAACATCATAGTTTCCTAATATTAGAAGATTTATGGTTGCTTACGAATCATTGGATACGACGACATTAGCATTGCATGAGGACCATATAAGAAGTTTTGTAGGTTTCTCTCAAAATCCTTTATTGCTTTACTACGACTAGGTTCTATTGATTCAGGTTCAAGCCTAACCATATCCATTGGCATCATTCCATAAATACCAGCACTTATTGCTTCGATGTTTGGAAATTGACGATCCATTATCAATTGATAAATAATGACATAGTAAAGTTTGCTTACATCATCAATCAGTAAGAAATCTTTTGGTACATCAAAAGTATCAAGAAACGCTTCCATAATATCACCGGAAGTATTTTCTGTATGATCAAACTCTGCTGCAATATACTCAATCATTGGTTGACGTTCTTGATTGAGATCAAATGGATCAGAAATATGAAACTCGATCCAGTAATGAATTAAAAGGTCAATCACTTGCTCTTTAGTTGACTTTGAAGCACTTTGAAGACTTTGTGGTAGCTGACGATTCCAACTATTCAATTCAATAAGAAATTCTCGATCAGCTAGGTCACTGAGAATTCGAAAGCACTTGAAATATACATCATAGAATACAATGAAACTGCATACATATGATTCAATATACATGAAATGACAATGGTTGAGATCTTCATCCATCATCTTATCAATATATGCAATAGACTCTGTAATATCAGTGATATCTGCATCAGTAAGGATGGTAGCTTCACCCTCAATGAATTTAGTAACTAAACCATTTAGACCTGTGAAATCATCACAGGTATGCATGAATCGTTTAAGATGCTGATAGTAGAAGTCTTCAAAAGCTGACATATTAGTCACTCCTGAATAATCTACACGACCATGAAATACGTCAAGTAAAGACTGGAACGGAATTGGTAGTTCTTCTTTATTCATATTAGTATCCATATTTAGTCAAAAAAGAAACCGTGGTTAAATCCACGGTCTCTATACTACCAGAGATTAGGTACCTTTACTCGTCTTTCACCTGGAAGGTAGGTATTAAGACCTTTTACAATTCTTTCAATTTCTCTAAATTTTATAGAAAGATTCTCATATTTCTTACTAAGATCGTCATTCCTTTTTCTAAGAGTTATGATTTCTTGCTCTAGCTGCTCATTGCTTTTTGGCATAGCTGAAAAATGGTTCATCTTTCCAAGTTAGTGAATCAAAGACCAAGAAATCAATCTTAGTTTTGGTAGTATTACAACCTAGAGTATTATTAACATTAATAAAATACTGATACAGATCACCAACTCCAGTATACTTGACAACCTCATTGAATCTTTCATCAGGTGTCTTAGTCATATCAATGATACGAATAAACCGTTGTTCGATTGGAAGATTCTGATCAAAAGCATCACTAAAGTCTTTACCGCCAAGTGCCCACTGAGTGAACAAAAGATCTACTACATCAATAAGATCCATACGGGAAGAGACATCAAGTTGATGATACTGAGCCTTTTCTTCGAAACCAACAGGAACTTTATTATCATGCTTTTGAAGCTCACCATCGATCCAAATACGATACGAATTTACATTCGGATCATACAAAATATCTGATTGTACTTCTTCATATACAGTAAAAATACGTCGAATATTTGCTTCTTGCTTCTTAAAATCATGAGCAAGGTAAGCGATTGCATCTAGGAGGCTAAATACTTTAGTCTGCTCAAATGAATCAGCAAACTGTTCCATGATATTATTGAAAACAGTATCTTCAGTATTACCAATTTCCTTCATATTAGTGAAGAAAAGACCATTGGGTCGTAAGGTAATTAGATAATCAAAGTAACCTGCTAGAAGATCTAGCCTTTGATTATATGCTGAAAAATCTGTAATACCATAACGATCGGACGATGCTTTAATCTCTTTTACATCTACATCGTTAAAGATAGCTTGCATGATTTATTTTAGAAGAATAAAGAAAAAAATAAATACCCTAACCCTCTTTTTGAAGGTTAGGGTTTATCACGTTACTTCCAAGTCAGTTGATCGAAAATGATTTCATCGAGACCTTGAGCTTCTCGATTAACATCTGGCTCATCATCAACCCAGATTCCATCAATAAACTTACCTCGAATATAGAAGTGAGCAACACCTGAATGTTTAGCTACTTGTACGAATCGCTCTACTTCTGATTTATTCATATCAATGATATTAACATAATCACTGATATTATCTTTACGGAATGAAGCAAAGTCATGTTGACCAAATGCCCATGAGTAGAGAATACCATCAGCAATTTCTAGGAAACTCATTGCACTTAGATTTTCTACTGTTGCACGATCTTGACTTAGCTCAGATTCACTATTCCTCATTGTGAGGATAGTATCAATCCATTGGCGGTAGCATTGCTTTTCTTCATCCCATACAATATCACATTGAATCTCGTCATGATATGTGAAATGATGTCGATGATTTGCCAATGGATGACGGAATTCGCCATCTAGATATTGAAGGACTTGTAAAACGCCGTCTACTTGGTCTTCATCTAGGTTATGGTTATTATCTACAATAATATCCAAGATGGATTGATGGTCTGGTGTCTTATACTCTTTTACCATTCCCATGAAAACACCATCTGGTTTTGCTTTAACTACTTTTGCTACATATGCAAGTAAGAGTTCTAGTTTCTCTAGATATTTTTTCTTATCAGTCTTAATGTCAATACCAGTGATAAACATCTGATCAACAGATTCTTCGCTCGATACTAGCAGAGTCATTTCTCTTCCTTTTCCTTTAAGTATTAGTGCGATAGGCAAATTACTTTACCTATCACATTAATAATATATCCTTTCATTTGAGTTTAAACACTTTTTCTTTTATTTTGTCCTTGCTTACCCCAAAGTCTTTTTCTTTCTTAAACGTATTATAGTGAATACGAATAGAATTAAAGTTATCGTAATCCAAGATAAACTTATAGTAATCTAGATCAACATCATTATCCGAATACATATCAAGATTCATGCTTAGGAATCCAAGTCGTCTTAGCATTTTTACCACTAATAGAAATGACTTACCATTAGCACTACAAAAGACTGTATCTTTAGACTTTTCTTTGTCATAAAGATTTAGCCATACTGAAGTAATATCCATAACACCTTCAGTTAAGACTAAATTCAAAGTTGGTGACAGTAGATCTAGTTCACCACCAATTGTATAGATTTTACTACCTATATCAAATGGTCTATTCATTGACTCAGTATAGTAACGTCGTCCACTATGATGATCTTGAGTGTGTCGAAAACCCATATAGTTAGTATCCATTGATAGAAATCCCAATGAATACTTCTCTAAGAAAGTTCTCAAGCTAGCCAAACCATTTGACTGCTCATAATACTCTTTTAGATGCTCCATTTCATTCAATTTCATAAAAGAATTCAATGAAGTAACTATCTTTAAATCTTCTAGATCTTGCATCGTTAAATCAACACCCATTCGATCTACTAAATATTCGATCTTGTCTCGATAATGCTTCTTACCTAGACTAATTGGAGGTCTCTTAAAACGTTTCTTTTCTAGAAATGGGTTATCAGTATCACTGACATAACGACCTGTATCTCTTAAAGTCTTTTTAGAAGTCTTACCAATTCGATTGATTAGATCTTGGTCATCAACTTCCATATCTCTAAGAGATCCATTATTCAAGAATCCCTTAGTATTGCAACGCTGGCAATAAAAAGCAAATGGACTGGTAGTGGAGATATATAAGTGAGCATGTGTTAAATCATTCTTCGAGTCACCACAATATGGACACCGAATAATCAACTCACTACCAGAAGTATTACGATAAACTACTTTACTATTAGACCTTAGGTTTTGCTCGAACTCAACTAGTAAGCTTGAGCTATCTGACATCAGGGATTACCATAGTCTTCACGGAGATCTTCTTGCATATCATGGAAACCATCATTGAAGTTTTCACGTACAAGTTCAACGACTTCATTGGTTTCTACATCGCCTTCAATATTTGCTGCAAGGATATTTACAACAGCAAGAATTTGCTCATCGGTGATAAGCCAATTGTTCAACCAATCCCTAATTGAATGCTTTGAAAAGCGGTACTTAGGAAGAGTTTCATCATCACAAACAATGATATCATCAGGGTTAGTAATAACAGTACTCATTTTATAGTTGCTCCACATAATTAAGGATTTCGACCATTGCTGATTTAATACTGATTTCCTTGGTAGGCTGATAAGGCTCACCATTAGGTAGATTATACTCAGCAAAGTCTGTATTGATAACTTCACCAATAAATTGAGTAATCACTGTAATATCAGCTTTGGTATCGAGATGCTTATACTTATCGGCAATATTCTTAAAGACAGATGATTCTTTAATCTCTAAGAAATTCTTACCACGAGTAAAATTGTGTTTGATGGTATGCTTTGGTACTGGCTTACCAAGAAGAATATAGCTAATAAATGGATAGTTATTACGTTCAAACCATTCTTTTGCAATAAGAACTACCTTAACATAGTCCTCTTTATTCATCATATAAGAATCAATTCCTTTACCAATCTGATTTGAGATAAAGAAATTGAGAATTTTGGTTTGCCCTGTATGAATGTCAATATGCTTCTTATAATAATCAAATAGTGCAGGATCGACATACTTCATATTACGATCAATGAAGTTAGCGATATCTTCACGCATCAATACAATTTGAAGCTCACTAGATGTCTTCAGTAGTTTCTGTTCAACCTTTACAAAAGGATTGGAAGCATCTGAATCAGTCTTAGTAATACTCAGTGGCTTATAGGTTAACCGGAAGTTAGCAGTAAAATTGTATTCAATTTGTTTCTTAATAACAACGTGAAAGAATGAGACAATTGACTTATTAACATCAAGCTTTGGAAGAATACTTGTCAATACATTACGATGGATTTCAATAGCCATTGTCTTATCATTGATAGATAAATTCTTCAAATAAGACCACATGACCTTATCAGAATACAATGTATTTGCTACTGCTGTTTCAACAAACTTCTGAATCTTGATGACTAGATCCAGTGGTTCACCATCATCATCAAAGTTGAACTTCTGGAGAATATGGTGGACAACTTCTAGAAAGAGTGTATCTTCTTTACGAATATTATGTACTGCCATGAAATGACAGAGAAGAGGAATCACAGTCCGGAAAAGGATTGCAGAACCAATAATTCGCTTTGCATAGGAATCTTTGAACTGCAATTGATTGTCTTTAGAAGGACTTTCAATAGTGATTTGATAATTCTCTTCAACGTAATCATAAATAGATTGAATTAGAGGTTCATCCTCAATAATATAATCACGAATTGCTTCTGCAAGACGGATACGATCTTCTTGGTTATCACCATATTCACCTTGGTCCAGTAGCCCCTTGATAGTCAAATATGTTTCTGCAAGATGTGGGTTCTTTCCCAAAAAAGTATTTACATCGTCAATGAAAATATCAATTGACTTATGGAAAACACGCTTCTTAAGAAAGCTAAATCCAAACGACACGGTATCCAAAAGGCTTTCATCGGAGATATGTCCTTCAAAAACTTTATTCTTGAAGTCGATGTTGACAATTTTGTCTCCGTTGTGTGTTACAAATTTAGCGGCCATGCTTTTCCTAATTAAAAGATTTATTAAAGTACGTCAATATTATAATATATTTATACTTTATTTTTTAACTTTGTTATTAACTTTATTATTCAACTTATTGTCAACTTTGTTATTGACTGTAAAGTTAGCTTTATTTTTACCAGTATTGGTAACTGAAATACCTTTCTTAGAACGATTCTTTCTACCCTTCTCAAGATGATCCAAACCAGCAGTGATAGTCTCTTTAGGAGCCTGTCGTGCTATACGTTTAGCCTTCTTTTCTGCAATTTTTGTATGCTCCGCAGCAGTTTTAGCTTTATTGTATTCTTCTAACTTAGTGACAGAAGAAGGTACACTTTGCTTAAATTTAATCTTATTTAGCGGAACCATCGATGTAGCATAAGCACTTCGATCTAATAGATGATTATCTTTAAGATAAATCAGTGCAAAAGTAATGCTCTTTTCAAAGAACATGATTGCATCTGGGTTACGCTTTTCTGGATAAGTATCTAGTGCTTTCTTAGCAAGCTTATCTTTCAAGAACTCAATTAAGAGATCATGAAAATTGAAAATATAAGCATATGTAAAGTTAAATGATGGGCCATTCGTAAAGAAACGAATATTGTAAGTAGTCAATGATGTTGGAGTTCCTTCAACTTCTTGAAACTCAAATACGACATCATAGAATAGATCATCATAAGATTCTGAAGGTACTTTGACAGTTACAAAGATACTTGAGGCTACTCTAAAATAACTATGGGTAAATTTCTTACCCCTTCTTAGCATATTAGCAAGTTTTGATCTAATAGAATCAAGATAAAGCTTTGCTTGAGCTGAGGCATTTCCAGGATTGCCTGTTGGATTAGTAAGGAAAGAATTTACAGTAAATGTCTTAGGAACTTTCTTTTCATTCCCAATGTTCTGTAAATCTTTTGGACTTACTTTACCTATAGGCGCTGCATTCGGCTGAGCCATAATTATAACACCTAAAATGAAAAAATCCCGATATATTCCTATTGTTAGTTGGAATATATCGGGATTAGAATTACATTAATTTGTATTAAAGGGACAATTGATTTGAATTAAGTAGTAGACCTACAATAGAGAATGATGCCCTTAAAATTTCAAGGTCTGTCTCTACTGGAGCTAAAACTGAAGTAGTTGTAATACTTTCAATTTCATCATTTACAATATTAAGAATCTTTGGGAAGCTCTTAGCATTGCATTCAATTTCACCTACACTTAGTTCAATTGAATCTTCATAGAATGTATTAACCTTAGTTGGCATATCATTGATATATGATAGCCATGCCTCATAATCATTCTCTGCATCTGTCGGCATATCACGATTCTCAAATGGAATCATAGCTAGACTAACGTATGCAATAATTAAATCATTAATAACGTCCCATGCACACATATCTTCATTGTATTTATATAGATTCAATGATGGATCTACTTCATACAATGCTTTAAGAGTAATCAATGCATACAATGGAACAACGTTACCACCCATTGTATAACCATTACGCATTACTGACTGACAAGCTAAAACTGAATCTTCTACTAGTTCTTTGATAGAAGTCTTTTCATCTTCAGTACGTCCACCAACAAAGATAGTTGAATGAACACCTACTAGACTTGCTAGACGATTACGTAACTGACCACGCTTAATGATTAGATTCTTGGAAGTCTCATCAAGTTCTTTCTGAATATCAGCCATACGTTTAGTATATGCTTCAGTACTCATACGAACTCCAGCACCAGTTTCAAATAATACTCCTTGAGGAGTAATAGTAACTTTACGTGCATTACCAATAAATGAGCCAAGATCCATATCTTTAATATTGTCTGGAGATACTTGTGAAAGACCTAATGGGTCAGTCTTAATATAAGCTGCCAAATCAAGGAATTTCTCATTAGCATCATTACTTTCTAGACTTTCTGTCTTAAGATAGTATACTGAAAGTTCTTTAGCTAAGAATGATTCCTGTACAATCTTTTGAATAATTTCAGCTTGATATACATCAGCAATAACTACGATTGGAGGAAGCTTTCCATCCTTACCATTAGCCACTACAGACATATTAGCTTTGATACCATCCACAATCTTTGAATGGAAATCGAAAAATTCATAACCTTGTAAGATCATAGGGTTCTCTAGCTCTACTGAAGTCTCTGACTTAAATAGAGAAGGATGAACCATACTTAATGCAGTAGTATGATAGCCATAACGATTATTGATCTTAAGACCTTCATTATCGTCTGGAGCAAGCTTGATAGCTACTACTGAATGTGAGCTAAGAGTTGACATAAGTTGTGCAACTTCTTGACCAATACTCTTATCATTATTATTTGATAAGGTTGCTACAGTAGTTAGAATACGAAGCTTATCTTCTTGTGACAATTCATCAAGTCGATATGTATAATAGCGCTTAATGATAGTCTCTAGATCTTTTTGAAGCAGGTCTAAAAATGATACAAACTGCTTACGAGTACGGAAAGTATCTAGAATACTTTGATCATTTTCATCAAATGTATCTTTGAGTACTTTATATACTTCATTAGCTGCCAGAATAGCTGATGTTGAACCATCACCAACCTTTTGTACTAGATTAGATGAAATACTCATCACTAAACGATAGATAGTATCAGCACTAATGGTTGGAATCTTCATTGACTTAAGGATAGCTAAACCATCCTTAGTTACTAATTGCTCACCACCTTGACGAATTACTGTATTCGCACCATATGGACCATATGATTTACGAAGTACATCTGAAATTTCTTGAAGAACCTTTGATGTATTGTCGGTAAGAGTTTTAGCATCAAACATGTTCTCAATAAGCTTACTCTTAGTAGACTCTGTCTTGACAATTTCACCTGCAGGGGTATCATTAAAGTCAATGTCAGATAGCTTATTTTCTGCTACTAGTTCACGAATGAATGCTTTAATAGCTGCCTTGATAGTCATTGATTCTTTCCTAAATTTTTATGAGTAAATAAATAGCCCGAACTTCTTGTCTAATAAGAAGTTCGGGTATTTTTAAGTTCTCTTTCGTTGTTGTTCTTTCATCGCATCTTCTTCAGCTTTCTTCTTTTCTTTAAGATAATCAATCTGAGCAGTAGTCAGATCATTTAAGAAAGGGATTGGAATCTGGAGAAGTTCAGAGAGTGACATCCGACCTTGAAATAAATCCAAAGTAGATACCACTCCCTTTAGCTGCATCTTATAGAATTCTTCTGATGTAGCTTCTGCCTCAGCAACTACTTCAATTATACCGAAGTTGCTTCGGCGATAGCGAAAAAAAGCAGACTTGTAATATCTACATCGATATTTTCAATTAGCTTTTTACAAGTATCACCGGCACAATTAAAAGCAGGAATACGGTACTGTACTCGATATTGACGAATACGATCACTAATTGCCTTATTTAGTACCTTTAGATCACCTGCTGAAAGATTAGCAATTGAAGGTAGAATCTGATGAATATCAGAGACTTCATAGTATCGAACTTGACCACGGCTAAACGCTTCAACGTCTGGTACCATGATTTGCTTGATATACTTGTGAAGAACGATGATTTCATCTTCAAATTTACCAGCAAACTTTTGTGTCAGACTCATATTGTCTAGCATACGCTGCAGTGTTGGCGTAAGTAGTTCAATAACGATACGTGAATCTGGAAGAATAATACGCTTGGTCTTAGCTACCATTGAGTTACTTAGGAACTCACGACCACGGTTTACACCTTGAAGAACATCAGCAACATATGTACCAGCTTTTTCTTGATCGACTACTTCAATTAGAGTGTCTGGTAATAGCTTGACGTTGTTTTTCGCAGCACAATGGGGACATTGCACAGTGTATTCTGTAGCTTGAGGGAAAGTAGGATAGTAGATACCATACAGAAGTGTTTCATAATCTTCATCCGCAGTTACGTTCAGAAAATCAGCAAACTTCATTGAGCCAACTGATGTTTCTGCAATTTTAGAGAAAACTAGCTTTAGCAGCTTAATTGTCTGATCGTAAGGAGTTCCACGGAAATTACGAACTGCAATCTTGTCGTTATTATTCAGTGCCTTAAATGAAAGACGATAGCCACTCTTTAGAGCAATAACAGGAAATGATGGTGATGCATCAATTGTGTTAATGATCTGTAGTTGTTGTTGAATTGGTAGTGGATTATCTGCTTTAACAGGTACAATGGCATCTACGTCCACTGATACATTATTAAGAATATTCCTAATCTTATCAACTTGAGCACCAGCACCTTGAGCTTTACGCTGTGCAAATAGCTCTTGCATTGCATCTAGTAGTAGATTAACTACTTCCATACGGTTAGGATCTTTTTCATCAGCCTCAACATCTTCAGCTAGAGTAGCTTCAAGAGTTGGCTTAACTTCTGCCTTAACAGGAGTAGCAGGTGCAGCTGGAATTACAGCCACTGGATCAATAGTAGTTGATTGAACAGCAGTGCTTACTGGCTGTGCTAGTTCTTGTGGTAAAGTTGTTGATGATTGCTGTGCAATTGCTTCTTGAGCTTGTTGTACTGCCATCTGTTCAGGAGTTAGATCGGCATCACTAATGGCTGCTGTTGGTGCAGCTACTTGACCGGGAGTCTGAAATGAACTGATTAGGTCTGTGACTGAACCAAATGATTGATTTTCCATAATTCTTTCCAAAGAAGTTATTGTGATACGATAGGAGAAACAGACTTCGACTAATTTGAAGTTCGAATTCTGAATCTCCTACCAAAATGTGATGAAAATTCTTATTAGATATAAATCTGTGAAACTAAACTACCAGATCTTGTCACATTACCATCTACTGTAATAGCGAATGCATTTGAGCTATTGAATTGAGTATTAGTATTCTTTAGCTGAAAAATAATTGCTACTTTATTTCGATCGGTAATCTGAGGATTTGGTGTTAAAGTGAAATCAACAATTTGATCGGTTGGAAGCCATATATCAATTTGACTTTGAATAGCTTGCTTGAGATCTGAAAGAGTAATACTATCAGCAATTTCCATTAGATAGTTACGGATACCAACTCCCATGCTTGGAGCTGCAGGATTGGTACCACGTTCCATTAATAGTAAATCTCTCAAGCGGAAAGCTAATGCAATGTAATCTGAGTATGCTTGTGTTTGATTGAATGCATTCATAGTGAAAGAAATTTCATCTTTCAATGCTTCAGTCTGTGCATCTGTAAATACATTGCTAAATGTAGCTAAAGTAGAAGCAATCGACGCATTAGGAGAGATTGGTGCTGGCATATCACTGCTCGTCTAGATTGATTTTACGATGATGATCTTCATCTTTTTCTTTATCTTCATGCTCAGGATACTTACCCTCTAGTGCATTGAATGTCTTAACTTTAGCCTTAAGCATATTCAATACTTTAATTTGAGCACGTAGTTCTTTACAACGATCTTCATCAGAAGGCTTAGTTTCTTTCAAACCATCTTGAGCTTTCTGGCGAACATTATCAATCTCAGTAAGAAGTTCAGTCTTATCACTATGAGATTTAATATGCTTTGCACGTTCAATAAGCTTATCAGCTTGAGTAAGTGAGAAATCTTTGTATGTCTTAGTGACCCAATGTTTTAGGTCTTCAATCTTATCTGCAAAGAATCCTTTATCCTCATCTTCAGTGAGCACTTCCTCTTTGAGTTTAAGAAAAATTGTCATGTCAAATCCTGTAAAGGGTAACTCGGAAAATGTCAGCGAAATTATCAATGTGTACTGTCTTTTTTGCAAAGACCTGCACTGATCCAATTTCAGAACCGTCAGTACCGATAGTTAAACTGTTTAAAATATTTAAATCATTTTTATTTTTAAAATCTTCTCTAAATTCAATACACATAATAAGTTTAATTCTTTTATTAATTTTAATCTTTAAAGAAGTATTTAAAGAATATACTTTACCTTTAATAAAAGTTTCATATCTTTTAAAGATTAAAGTGTTTAATATATAAATTAATTTATTTAAAAATTTATTTTTAAATGTATTAATATTAAAGAGACGACTAAAAATATAAGGAGTTGTAATAAATTGTGCTAAAAGTGCAAACTTACTTACAGTTCCTACTTGAGCAAAAAGCTTTACAAATTCACCATCAAATGTATAATCTTTAAGCCCACTATCAATTTCAGAAATTGTCTTTTCTGGAAAGCAATTATATAGCTCTTCATTGAAATCAATGGTGATGTCGCCATTGTTCACAAGACTTTTTAAATCTGAATATGTTAACGGAGTCATGATTTTCCTTAGAAGCTTACGTTATGATTCTACTATTTTAGTTATTGATGACTGTTTTTGCAAAATAATCATTGAATGGCAAGAAGATATGATCGGTAAGTTGAATAAATTCAAAACCTTCATCTTTAGTTGCCTTTGCTTTTAGTTCCTCTTTATATTCATCACGAGCTTGATAGTGAGCATTTGAACCTTTAATTTCGATGATAAGATTCAGTGATGGAATATAAAAATCTGGTAGATAGAATGATGCTACATCACCCTGTCGATAGTAAATAGTTGGTGCTGGAGCAAAGCATTGTGAATTGAATTTATAAACTACCTCAAGATACTTGAGAAAATCATATTCATAATCACCTGTAACACGAGTTACATCGCCATTATTCCATACATAGTCCTTCGAAATTGAACGACTATCTAACATTTTCTTTTGCTGCTCTGGATCATCTAGAATATGGTATTTACCATACTTAGCTAGCATCTTCTTCTTAAAGTCTTCACGATATTGAAGGCGCTCTTCTTCATTAGCAAAGCGTTCATAACGTTCAGTTACTTCATTCCAAGGCGTCGGTTTTCCAGAAAGCACAGACCTACCTTGTGTCTTTTTATATTTCAGATTGAAATAAAGACGTGAAGGTGACATATCGTCTGAAAGTAGGTTTGGATACTTTTCTTCAATATAAGCGTACATCTGTGCCTTAGTTGAAAACTTAGCCTTATCCAAGGGGAACACAAATTGTTTTGCCATGATTTTATATGAGAGTTGCAATATAGTATTATAAAGTTGTTAAACAGTTAATTAGTTTGTAACTTCTCTTCTTTTTGCAAAGGACTTATATCATGCTTAAAATCGCACTATCATTTTTACATAACCTAGTAGGTAATCTTAGGTATGTACTACTCTTACTAGTCATTGCATTTGCTGGATACTATATCCATTCTTATATCAAGACTAGTGAGAAAAACCAAATCATCAGTGAAAATAACATCGTTTTGAAGAATACAGTTACCTCGAATGCAAAAGCAGACAAAGCTAAAGCCGAGATTACTGTGGTTCAAAGTGATGCAGTCTCCGCTACTATCGCTACAGCTAGTGATATTAGAAAGAAGACTGACATAGTTAAGAAAGCTAATGAAGCTATTAGCACAAATCAAAAAGTATCAAATGATACTGTCAATGCAATTCAAGCATTATCAGATCAATTTGATGAAGATGTAGCTAATCTACCAGACCTAAAATAAGGAAAAGACCATGACACCAATTCCATCAGTAGCTACTTATATGCTAGCTGAAACTCTAATACTTCTAGTAATTTTTCAGCTAAAGCACCTTGTTGCTGACTATATTTTCCAAACTAAATACATGCTTGGAAAATTTAAAGATACTAGTTGGGTTCTTCCTTTATCAGCCCATGCATTGGTTCATGGATCAATCACATTTGCTATCATTGCAAGTTATATTGGAATTTTCAATGGAGTTCTAATTGGCTTGATTGATTTTATAATTCACTTTGTAATTGATCGTCTTAAAGTCATTGCAAGTCGTAAAGTTACTATTGATAAACCGAAATTTTGGATTGCTTTAGGAGTAGATCAAATGTGCCATCATTTGACTCACTATAGCTTCATATTCATTGTCATCTGTAATAAATACAGTCACTTCTTGGTAAAATAATTATGAAAACACTTCTTAAGGTCACCATCGCATTAGCTGTTATTTATCTTCTTACTGGTTGTGGAATCTTCCAGTCAAAAGTACCTGCTCAAATAGTTGCTAAAGAAAAACTAACAGTAGTTCCACTAGATAAGAATCTTTTTAGTTGCCCAAAACCACAGCCTGTAAAGTCTAAGTTTACTAATCTGGCAAATAAAGAAGTTTACGAAAAGGAACTAGACGCCGCCTTCAATGAAGCCTATGCTGCACAAGTTCAATGTTATAAGTCAATGGTAAATATTCAAGTTACTTATGATAAGACTGCTGCAAAGATTCTTGAAGCAAATCAACCTGACACAGCAAAAAAGTAATTTATTATGCAGATTGCACAAGAAACGTTTAGTGTTGTCGAAGATATTGTCAACTTTATCTCGCTTCTTGTCTTTAAAGATGAGCAAGAAGCAGATAAGCAAGAGACTCAAGAATCTGCTGCTGCAGCGGCTACATATCTTTCAGCAGTATTGAAAACTGATGGTAATACTGAAGCTCAACGTGCTGTCATTATTAAGACATACGTTGAAAAGAATAAGTATTACAAATGGTTATGGCGTAAATATGGTGTACCTTACTACACTTCTCGTCTAGCTAAAGACTTAGATATTGTATATCAGCCCACTGCAGTATTTACATCTAAACCACTCCTACAGAATTACCGCTCTCTATATAAAGAGTGCTTAACGTATTTCTATTTTACTTCCTATTCCAAAGCATTGGAAGGGCAAGATAATTATCGTAATCTAGCACTATACATTATCAATCTTATGGCATTCATTAAGATGATTCATGTACAACTAGAAACTCCTTACGATATCGATTTGATGAATGAGAACCAACTAGATAAGTTCATGATGAACTTTGGTATCTCATATTTCCGTCGTTTCCCTATTTACTATAAGCAAAATCTTGCTCGTAGACTTAATACTCTAATTTCAGAGAAGGGTACTGACCGAGTCATTACTGATATCGTCAATGTCTTTGGATTCGATAACGTTGAGCTACATCGATACCATCTAGTACGTGATGTCACCGATCCAAAAAATAAGTTTAATAGTATCATTACTAAGCCTAAATTCATTAGTCATAATATTGCTCTACCTTCATTGGCAGTGGCTATTAAAACTAATCAGTACAAGGTATGGAATTATAATTCAGTAGTTGATGATGATCCTACATGGCAAGCTGATCCAAATGAAGTAGCTTCATACAATTTTGATCATATTCAAACTAAATACTTCTCAGTTGAATCCAACTTTGAACTATTTAAAAGTGCAATGGATACTACATATCTATTGAATGTCATTAAGGAAGTTCGTAGAGATTATTCAGCTAGAGATAAGATGACGATCTATCTCACTAATATCTCTAACCTTCCTATCAAAATTGAAGATTTGATTCTTACTTTACAAGTACTAAGCTTGATGTATCATGGTGTACAAGATGTAATCCAATATGATCTAGATAATATTGGTGACATTTATATGTACAATATTCATGACAGTTTAGTCGAAACTAAGAAATCATTCAATACTGATGATGCTTCAGTTCGTGAGACAGTAATGCTCACTGATATGGATAGTGTAAATAGTTTTGGTTTTACTGATACTAATGCTTTACATAAGCAAGGTAAAAAGGTCCGTTCATATTATGAAGATCTTTTAGAATCAACTACAAAGTATCCTAAATTTAAAGCTCTTGTAGATTTATACAAGTTTAAATTCATCCAAAAGTATAATAATAGTGTATTTAAACCATATGCTACTTATACTGACTATATCAGAGCCAATAATAAAGACCTTGGTACTTACCTTCAAGCTATCACTGATATTGTAAGTGACACTGATCGTAAAGATGAAATTGAACGCCAAATTGTATATCTAACAGATGCTGTTAAAAATGCATTAGGTGATAATACTCTTGTATTTGATAATGATGCTACTGACATTATGGCTTCATATATCCGTGAAGTAGTGGATGTATTCAAAGCATATACAGTAATGCTAAAAGATATGAAAGTATCTATTCTTGTCAAAGATAAGACTGTATATAAGCTTATTGATGATTACTATTTCCATGCACATATGGAATGGACTGACAGAATTCCTGATTTAAGTGATGCTATCAATCCTATGCATGGAAAAATGGATGCTTATAGAAAGAAAGGATTTATGTGGCGTGATTATGTACGAGTAAATGATTCTTTTACTATTAATCATGTAGATTACTCATAGCCAACAAACCTTTAGAATTTATAGCTTTCAATAACTATCTTGGATATATAATGATCGAATTTTTAGATGAACCAAGGATTATGCGTCTGGAAGATCAGATGCTAATGAAGGATATGGCTGGTAGTAAGCGCACCAAAAACTTCATTGTAGTTCGTTCACCACGTACAGGTGAAATTCTTTGGACTAGACACAATCTAGTAGTTAATGGTGGTCGTGAGTTTACACTCCGTAAGCTATTTAATATTCCTTATGCTGGTGAAACTGCAAGTCAACTTTGTAGTCGTAAGGTAGCATTCTTTGGTATTGGTTCAGGTGGCACTCCTGTAGCTGATCCATTTATGCCTATCGCTCCAACTCCAGCAGATTCAAAGCTAAATAATGAAGTAGCTTTCCGTTCAGCTACAACTACTGCTCCATTAACTGATACTGAATTAGGTCTATATAACGACCAACGTTCAGATGGTACTGGTGGCTTCTTATATTATAAGAAAGCCTTCACTGATATGGAGCTAGTACTAAATACTAATACTGATGAAGATTATGTCCATCTAACTCTTGATATTTCAGATTTAGATGCTCGTGGCGCACTTATTAGTGAACTTGGATTATTCACCGCAATGAATAATTCTACTACAAATACATGGTCCAATTATCAACTATTTACTCGTATTACCTTCCAAACTGAACCAATGTCAATTGACACTAGTAAAGGTTTGAATATCGATTACTACGTATATGCCTAAGTAAATATAGTATTCTCATGGATATATTATTTTCATGATAATGTAATTCATAGAGAATACTAATAAATATGCAAACCGTATTATTGCAATATTTATGGATATATTATCTAAATGCACTTATGATGTTAATAAGAGCCTGAAGTACCGTACTTAAGCTTAATGAATCACTAGAAAGCTTAAGATATATCCTATTATATTTACGATAAAGAAGCAAAGCTAATGCAATCACAAATCATTGATCTTAGCGAAGAACAGCAAGCACATACAGTTAACAGCCCGGAAGATGATCGCCGGGATGATGATTGGTGGCAAGCACTTCGTTAAAGATCTATTGATATATAAAAAAGATTCATTAGTGTAGTAGGATATAGTAGGGTCTCCAGAGTATTGGAGTTATTTGGTTTGCGAGGACCAAAGTAGTAAAATGATTCCGATGCCACGGAGTCTCGTAGTTGCTGTATCTCTACGAAACTAAGATATTTGCCAACTGTAGTATATCCTTAGGGGTTTTATTGTAGTACCGAATCCTTCAATGGATTCAGGACCGGAAGTTTAGTAGTACTAATAAATATAAGTGCGCCTGGATAGTCATAGGCAACTAATGGGAAGACTAGCTACATCGTAATTGATACATCGTAGACTAGCAAAAATGCTTTAAAGTGCAGGGTATATAGGAGTGATCTGTAGAAGTCACCCATATATCAAAAATAGCATTGTGTGGTAGACGTGATCAAAATTTGGTCCTGAAGATCCTATATGGGTCTTCAGGATTAATTCTGTTTGCTTCATTTTTTTTTTATAAGAGAAATTATGGCTGATACTGATATCGAAAATCAAGAGAATACGGATATCGCCACTGAAGAGCAACCTAAACCACCAAAAAGAATTGATCCAAAAGATCTTAATTCGGTATTTAGTTTGCTTGAATCCGATATTACAAAATCATTCTTGATGGAAATGTTTGCAGTAAATGGAGATGCTGATGATGCAATAGTACCTCCAAATACTCCTATCAAGATTGATCCAAAAGTAATTCCTGAAGGTAGTCCGATTACTCAGTTTAAGAATTACAAAGATTTGGTTGGTAAGGAAACTACCATCGGCCGGATCATAGTAAATTTATTCATTTTTGGTATTTATGTCCACTTTGCTAAAAAAGAAGGTGGCATTGCAGATTATCCACTATATCTATTAGTCAACTTTGTTGATGCAGCTTTTGATGCTAAGACAATGAAAAATGCTGACTCTAATATAGTTAAACTCTATATCAATAGTCAAATAGATCACCAAGTTCTAACTGATTATATTGATAGATTGCAGTGGTTAGGTTATACATCCGCTATCTTTACTTTACCTAGTCTTGATCTTAAGACTATTGTACCTGATGAAGAAACTACAAGAGTCAAGAATAAGCTTATTGCAGATAACCGAGATGCTATTGAAAATAAAGACGTTCTTAAATTCACTGAAATTGAGAATAAGGTTCTTGATGTAGCATCAGAAGAGCTTACTAAAAAGGGTGCCACTGGTAAATTCATTTACGATAGTGGATATAATGGATCGTGGAGTAACAACTATAAAGTTACATCAGTTTTCCGTGGAGTTGCTACGAAGACTGCAGATCCAAATGCTTTTGAAATTTGCTTATCTAACCTTACTGAAGGTGTATCTAAAGAAGATATTCCTGCCCATGCTGACTTGGCTGTTCAAGGTGCAGCAGGTCGTGCTATTGACACCCAAAAGGGTGGTTATCTAAATAAGATCTTTATTAATGCATTCTCTGGTGTAGTTGCAGATAAAGAAGGTTCTGATTGTGGATCAACTAGAACAATTGATGCCATTATCACTAACAAGAACTATGATAACTACAAGTTTAGGTATATCAAAGAGGGTAGTAAATTAGTTCGTCTAGACGATGATAATAAAGACAAATATCTTGGCAAAGTAAGCAAATTTAGAAGTCCGATGTTTTGTAAGACACAAAAAATTTGTAATCATTGCCTAGGTGATATGTTCTATGTGATGAAGATTGAAAATATTGGTATGCACATTGCCCGTATTTCAACTCGAATCATGCTATTGTCAATGAAGGCATTCCACAATATGGCTCTTAAACCTACAGAGTTTAATCTAAATGACTATGTAGAAGAAGCATCTGTTAAGATTAAGCCTAGTAAGCCTATTACAGATTCTATCCCTAAACAAGATAGATTTGAATTAACTTAAAAAAAAAAATAACCCCTATACCCCCGTCAAGGAGGTATAGGGAATTATTTATTCTACACGATAACCTTGAAAGGTAATCTTAGTAGGTGCAATAAGATCTGCTTCAGTTAGAAGCTTTTTAATATTCGATTCAAGAATTGGTCCGTGACTAGAATCCTTTACATTGATAGTAAAGTTGATGCTTGCCTTAGTCAGTAAATCGACATTCATCACACTATTAAATAGTGTATGCATCATCTTAATGACATTAGGAATGATTCGTTCGTGACCTAATGCATATTCTCTAAAATGGATAGTTACCGATACTTTCCTATAAGTTTCTTTAGCTAGATGTAATGCAAAAGTACGAATTGCTTCCGCCTGACTATCTAATTCCATATTGATAGGAAGATCAAACATAAGAAACATACGGAAGTCTTCCATAGCATCTTCAATATGAATGATAACACTATCTTTTGTCATATTTGGCATGATACCCATTTTTATCCTTATACATATCCTACTATTGGATCACCATTAATAGAGCAGGTTTTAGTGAATCCATATAGTAACTGCATGAAGTTATTCCATCGCTGATATAGACTTTCAAAGTCTTTACCCAAGCAATTAATAGTTGATAATCTTATATTATGATTGAATGAAATTCCTTCTTTTATCTCTTGAACTAGTAACCATTCAAGATGCTGAATAATGCTCATTAGTGAATCGTCATCTTTATGATTCCATAATGTAATTTCAGTCCAAACATAAGCATTATCCAAATCATCTTTACCTAGCTTAGAAAGATCATCCAAATGAATAAATTTCTTATCCATACATTGTGCATAATCATCCCATAATGATATTTCGCAGACTATTCTATATTTATCATTATTCAAGATATCGTTTGAAGCCATGTCTAATTTTCTCGTCAATATATGGAAGAATGATCTTTACATCATCTTTCGCCGACGTAGAGATATTGAATGGATTGAAAGTACAAAGAGGACGATCTTCATAATTGATGTTATCTTTCAAGAAGCTAAATCCTGATACTAGATCATAAAGTCGGTCTGCTGGACTTGGTGTATTACCTTCTTTAATATCTAAGAAATGCTCTGTTTCTTTGTAAATATTCTTAGCGTATGACTCAGTAGCAATTTTGTCACAAGCTTCATTATATTGAATACCTGAATGACCTTTATACCATTGAAAGTCTAGCTTAGTAATGGTAAATTCTTCTTGAAGACGTCTACGAATAGCATAGAATGCCTTCCAGTAACCCATATTGGAGATAGGTTTACCGGTATTATTAGTCCATCCTTTCTTAGCCCAATTCCACATCCACTCATTGTTACCCTTGACAGTATACTCTGAATCAGAGAATCCTCGGATACGAAAGTGAGTCTCTTTTTTATTGTAGTCAGGAAATGTAAGCTTTAGATAATGGTAAATATAGAAAAGTGCCCATAAAGCAGAACCTGCTTCCATTTGCTGATTGGTAGTTTCATGTGATGTAATTTGACCAATATGCATTAGTTGCTTATCAAAATATGTCAAAATACCACCACCACCTGGTCCTTGTTTCTTATTGGCACCATCAGTGTGAAACTCAATCAAATGTACTGTTGCCATGATTTTCCTAAAAAATATTATTATTTATATGTAGATTCCTATACCTTCACTTGGAAGGTATAGGATTTCTATCAGAATAATGAAGTTGGTTCTACACCAATAATTAATGATTGACGTGCTTTAATTGCAGCAGCATCACCATACATAATACCAAACTGAGTTGGAATCTTAGTACGGATACCATTAATTACTAACTCAGGCATTGCGATATTTGGGAAAGTATCTATACCAACACGGCATTGAATAAATACTTTACTATTTGAAAAGTCACCTGTGGTAATCTTATAAAAATTCTCAAGGCACTTAACAAGTGTATTTAAGAATTTATTTTCATCACCATAATTGTAACTAAAGACCCAAGGTGTAACTGACATTGCATAAGGGTTGATCACATTCTTCATAAACTCAGCATCATAGTCTTTACTGACATCGATAACAAAGTTTTTATCTACACTTACTGCAGTTTTAATTGTTTCATTAGTACGAGTACTAATGATATCCTGTGGTTCTAAAAGCTTATATGAAAAGCTTACTGTACCATTTGTGCTCATGATTGCTCCTAGATATAATATTTATTTGTCTAGTGATTGATCACTTCACCCGGTCCTGGTTCTCTTATCTTATAAGTAAAACCAAAATTAAATTCTTGAGTAGGTTGATCACCTAATAAGGTCAACTCATCAAAGACCTTTTGACGAAATGCAGTCCAACTGTCCATATGAGTAGGAATTGCAAAACTAAGATTCAAAAGAGTTTGAGTATCTGGATTAATCCTTTTAATTTCTTCTTTAAAAGAAATCATTAGCATTACCATTTCAAGGGTATATTGCTTCAAGAAATAAGCTTGTGTGCTAATGCTAATATCAATCATCATACCATAGTATTGATCATATACTACATATGGCGGAGTTCGATGACCTTTTCTTAAACTAGTACAGCATAAGACCTTCTTAAAGATATCCCTTATTTGTTTCCTATCAAGAATAAAATTATCGACATTAGGAAAGCCAATGATTTCTTGACTATCAAGACCTTGATAGATCAAATGCATTTAGAACTCCAAGTATGGTACTGGTGTAGTACTACTTTGATTATAAGTAATAATAGCTAAATGAATACGAGCTTTTGGATGTTTGAAATCAAGACCCAATACATTATTAGTATCTTTTAAGAATCTAAAGATTTCATTTGATTTATCTTGAGCATACTGCCAAAGTAGATCTCTATCATCAAGCATAGTTGCTTGTACATATAGGTATAAATTAAAATGAATAACTTCTAAATTTTCAGAAAATACTGATTGAGGATATTCTTGACCTACATCATAGGCTATATTAAGTAATCTATGAAGAAAAGCTAGAAAATTAGTAGGTTCTTTATAGATATCCTCATAGAAAGTACCAATACGAATGGTACTCTCGGCATGAATTATGGTTTTCTTACCAATAATAGCTGGATCTTTTTCAGCAGCTACTAAGAATTCACTTTGAATTTTTCTTTTGACTTCTTTATATTCAACTTCATTTAAATTGAAGTCATTTGGATATAGTGCCTTTTCAGCATAATGATGCCGTGAACCGATAATCATTTAATACTTCTCCTTATTGCATCATTAATATAATATATTTACAATCCGTCATTAAAAATTCTTTATAAATATATTATTTTAATGCTGTAAATAATATTTTAACTATTAAGGAAGGCTATACAAAGATGACTGTTACTGCAGTAGTCGCTGAGTTAGAAACACTAATCCGTGATATCAATATTAATACACGGTTCTTAAAATCCTTAGAAGTTACATTAGTTGATCCGCTTGCTGGAGATAGTCGTGTTAAGGCCATTAAGATCTCGTACACTCTTTCACCTTCTAAATTCTTTCTGCTTGAGAATCTTCAAGTCTTCTCCTTTATTATTGAATCAGAATATTTCTCGCAAACGGACTATAGTAATATACTCAGAACATCAGAATTCCGTTGCGAATATCCAGGATCCAATTGCTTTGAAGACGACATCTGCAAAAGTCTATTCTTTGAAGCGATGAAAGTTTGTCGGAAAGTATATCAATTGTATGAAAGCGAATTGATTACTGACGATGAAAAAGAATAAATTGTAAAGTTAAAACCCCTATACCTTCTTTCGAGGGTATAGGGGAATAGTAAAATATCTATTTTTTTTTTATACTTCTTCTTCTTCACCTGAACCATCATCCATACTTTCATCACCACCCATATCAGGTTGTGCATTAGCTGGATCATTAGTTTTGGTAATGGTTTCCTTTAATGATGCTTTAAGGAATGCTACCTTTTCAGTATCTACAAGTGCATTAAAGTCATCCCAATCAAAGTTGGTAATATACTTTTCTAGCATACCTTGTTTCAGTACACCAATAAATGCTTCATGCTGATCATCAGGAATACCCTTAACCTTCAAGTTTTGTGTCAATGAATCAAGCAATGCAGAAACGTTATTAATCATTTCTGTAAGATTGGTCATATTCAAGCTTGATGGTGATGGGAAAACGATACTGATATTATTTAGATCAAAATTAATGATATCTGCTGGATTATTCTTAGCTTCTTCACTTTGATCAGAACTATCACGTTCATTTGATTTATACTCTAGATCATATAGACGACGTAAAAGTTTAGTATATCCTTCACCTAAAATACCTTGCTCAGAAATAATGTCTCGAATAAATCGACTATTTTGCATTGAAAGAGTCTTTGCAAAATCAACATTCTCAACTTCTGTCAAATAGGATGAAGGAAGACCAATACCAGAAAAGATATTATTGCTTAACCAATTTAGAAAATCATCGTCAAGATTCTTAGCTGGCTGTGCATCAATATTTTCAAAAGTAACAGGCTTTTCACCATCTCTGGTGTAGTTTGTATGAATAGTTAATTCATAATACTTATATTTTCATATAAGATCAGACTATATCTTTACCCTATAAATAGAGTATTTTCTGTTTCCATTTCACTTGAAATGTACATTATAGTCGTTGAACGTTCCTCTTAAGAGGCTTCGCTGCTGATCACCTTCATCATTACATGTTAAGGACTTCCAGCAATTAAGAAAATTTAACCACGACAGATGGTTATTTACCAAAAATTTCACTTAAACGTTCTTCAATATTTTCAGTATAGATGATACGATGTAAAGTAATTCCATTATCTTTACAAAAATTGTCTTTTACTGAATTACGTTTAATACTTTCACTAAGATTATGGCCTGTAAATGCCTTAGATGTTTGAAAGTGCTGTTTACCATCGAATTCAATTAAGAAATATTCTGTATCCGATACATGTATTGCAAAATCAAAATAGAGTTTCCTATTTTTATCTGATTTACAATTATCAAAATAAACTTCAGTATCAAAAGAAATTCCATTATTTCTTAAAAATTCTTCAATAGTTTTAACTCCTTTAGATACTTTAGGCAATTTACCCATATTACACTGTGGGCAACGCCTATTATCTAAAAATTTTATTGGAGCTACACTATATTCATGGCCACATACATCGTGCCTAATTTTAATCTTAGTATCATTATTATAGTACTTCTCTAAAAAAGTATATTCAGAAGCATTTGGAAGCAATTTTACTTGTTCTTCAAATTGCTCAGGTGTTTTTGCTCTGAGCTTATGAAGTTTCTTATACTTACAAGTAAAGCATCCACCTTTATTCTGAAGAAGGTCATTTGGACGAGACTCAAATTCATTACCACAAATAGTATGTCTAAATAAAATCTTGACATTATTTTTGATATATGTACCTAAAGCTTCGTACTCTGTACCCCACTTTTCTTTTAAAGTGTTGCAAAAATCTTCATGTGAAATTTTCTTTGGCATAGCATGTAAAATAGTAATTAAACTTATTTACATGTTATTTTATCGTGGGAATGTAATAGTCGTTAAATTCACCTACCACATTCAAGATAGTCTGCATATCTAGATTATGTACACCGGTAATTTCCTTAGACTTTAAGTCACGGACAACCTGTTGTACAGATGCTGATGCATCATTATTTAATCCGATATCTACATATACTGCACGCTTATCTGCACCACGTAGTACATTCTGCATTAGAATAGTAACTAGTGTAGCAATATAAAGCTTTGCAAAGAATAGAATATTGTCAAAAATTGATTGACCACGATTGATATGAATAACTTCTTCAGGTTTTAAATAGACAATACGAATCTTTTCATTACCTGTAAGCTTCTTAATAGCTAGACCTGAATAGATTGCATACTTCAATGTCTCATTCTTACGAAGAAGCTTAATATTTGAGTCTCTGCTCATCTTATTTGCAAAGACATTAGCAATGAACATTAGACGTGCATCATCTACAGCATCAAGCTGTGGTGAACCATTTGGATTTTCAGCCTTAGCTTGATTACCCATACGGTTATTACCATCCATACTGATATCATTACGAGCCATTACCATATTTTGAAGAATGGAACCATTGCCGCCTGATTGTGTAGCTGCTGGCATAAAGGTTACATTGTCTTCTGAGTCTTGACTCTTATCTGAAGGAAGTACTGTACCATCTGGATCAATTTCAACGATATCAAGATGGATATAACCTAGTACATTACCATCAAATTCTAATGGTACAATATTAGCTGGATTGACACGCTTAAAGATAGGACGTTCACGACCACCTACAGGAACATCTTCAGGAGTTACCTTTCCATCTTGCGGAGCACCCTTATTCTGTTGAGCAACGTTATTTTGCATAACAGAAGTAGGATCAACTCCAAAGAAGTTCATATTTACATCTTCAGATAAAGATGAAATTTGACTATGTTCCGCAGCAAGATGGCTAGAATTACCAATAATAAAGTGCTCTTGTAGAAATGTATCTACGTTTTTAAGTGCATCTGGAACTTTACTACGATCAATACCAAATGCTTCTTGAACACCTTCAGATAACCACTTAGAATAATCTGATTCAGTACGCTGTGATGCTTCTGTAGACCATTCACTACCTTCCATAAGACGTTTATCTTTGTCTGAAAGAATAGTAGTTAGTTTTTGATAAGTTCTTAATGGTTGCTCTCCAGCATGCTCAGAAAGCATCTTCTTGATCTGATCATTCATTGATAGAGCTAAGAAGAATAACTTACCATTCTTAAGAAATGCTGTTACATCTTCTTTTAGCTTTTTATTGATATTATGATCAACAAGAAGTTTCTCAATACGTTCACGAATTACTTTTTGATCTTCTTCAGCTACACCTTCAGCATTAATATGGATCGATAAAGAATCTTTCGTAAAATCATCTGGAGAAATGATTGTATTGGCAATTGTAGTAAGAGCTAAACGCATTTTAGGAATGATCTTAATGATCATATTGTAGGTAGCAATTGCATCACCTACTTTACGACGATTAAGGTCAATCATACTAGAAAGCTGTTGTTTATTGCTTGTTAGTACTTCATTTTTAATAGCATCTAGTTCTTTCTTAAATTTCTTACCATTCATACGACGCTGTGCAGCACCACTCTTTTGAGCTAGAGTGATCATTGTATCAGTAACTTCAACGTTATTTGTTGGATTACCTGCACTAGCGAATTGACCTAAAATCTTTGTGATATTTAGGTCAATTTTTTGAGTAAGCTTCTTAGTTTTATCAGCTAGATCTAGATCATCATTATCCATCTCTAGCTGTTTTCTTTGAATCTTTTTTGTAGAATTGTCAAATCTATCTTGCAGCTTTCTACGTGCTGAAGGAGAAATTGGACTAGTAAAGATACTATTGTCCTGATCCTTATCTGCCATATCGATTCCTTTTTAGACTTTTACTTGAAGCGTATTTGTAACTAGTGCCAGTACTTCGTTAAATAAACTTGTAAGCTGTGCAATAACACCCTGAAAAGTTACTAGAGTGTCTCCATAAGGACTAGTTAGAGCTAAACCATTGTTAGCTTTATACGTCAATGCTACTTTATTCTCAAAGAATAAGTATGTAAAGAGGTCAGTCAAATTGTATTTACTGATATTATCGGAATTGGTAGTAGTCACTACGTCATCAGCATATACCGCTAGTTCAGTATTATTGTAACCACGACCTTTGATATTTAATTCAAAAATCCTTGAAGTTAAATAGTCATCCAATAGCTTTGAATAAGGTTGATAGTTAATAAGACTATGAAAAAATACTAGATTATCTGAAAATGTAGATGAATTACCTGAATAATCTACAATGAATGAAGCTAATTGATCATTATTGAATGTAGCAAATGGTTCCATTAAATAGGCCCACACTGCTTTCAATACTGTAGCACTTCTTCCAGTAATACTAGGATCAATAGTCCAGCTAGGTAATAATGCTGATACATCTGTGACATTATGAGTAGCTAATAAAGAAGAAGTTACCTTTTGATAGAATTCTTCCTTAAATGATGTCTCATTATCATAAATACTACCATTGGCTAGACCATATTCAACATATGGCGCTGATACTGTCTTAAGAGGTACCAACTCATCATACATTGTAGTATTTAGCCAATCACTATAACCTGAGTAAAAACTCATTAATGGGGTTGGCTGACTATCTGTTCCAAGTAACCATTGTCTTGCATTGAAAGTCGTTGGTGTACCTGATGTGTCAGTAGAAGTATTGATCCTGTCATATAGATCAAGAAAATCCTGAATCGCTTGGTCATCTAAAATACTCATATTAGCTAGTTGACTCAAATTAATTTGTCTAAGGTAAAGCATAGACATAATTCGTTTGAAATTATCAACGTTGGTTAATGAATATAACTTAGAAAACACTAGGAAGGTCTTTGGAGTTACAAACCGATCTAGATAACTTTGTAAGTCACTATTGGAAATGGTTGTCATGATGTGGTCGCAAATTGAGTTGCAGTCTGAGATTGGACGTTAGCTTGGAATAGCTGATAATTAGTAAAGAAGTTAATAAGTGCATTATATGTACTTACTTCAGTAGCAATTAGTTTCGAATCAAAGAATGCAGAACCATAAATCTTTGTAAATAATACATAGCGTAGAAATACTACCTTACGGAATGCATTGATAAAATCAGCTTCATTAGCAATTAAAGCCTGATTAAAAATAGACTGCCAAGAATAGTTTGGATCAGCCATCAACCTATTGATGGTAAAAGTACCATCTTTTGTTGTATCATTTGCATAATCCGTAGCCATTTCCTTAGTGAATGATGTTATATTATCAACATAATTCTCATAGATGACATCTAGAAAGGATTTACGGTAAATATAGCCATTAATAGTATCAAAGCCACCCTTGATAGGAATAGTACCTTCATTTGAATAGACAAAATAGCTATTATTAGTAGCTGTTGTCAATGCATTCATTAAAGGACTAATATCAAGATTGAAAGATGCCTTAATCTCAGAAATATTATTTTTGGCAGCAGCTAATAGTGTTTGAGCTACACTACCATTTACTAAAGCCATATAATTAGTACGTACAATATTGACATCATAGTACGAACCTGGAATGATATTCAATGTGTCAAAAATAATCTGTGTACAAAACCGAATTGCTGATACACTTCGACGAGTAATACGCAGTCCAGCATTGGCCATTTGATCTTTTTCAAATTGGATCCAAGTTGGAAATGCTTTAATCTTATTTCGGTAGTAAGTATATTTACTTACTAGAGTATTCTGTCCATTTTCTACAGAGGTAATGAGTAACTTCATTGACTCATTACTAATAGGCATTGTATATAGACTATTAATCTCTAATTGACCATATACTAGATAGTACATGATAGTATTGAGAATACTAGTATCTATAGTATTAAGTGCTGCAATTACTCGTTTGATATCAGGATTTGTCATATCTAAAGTAGATAGATACGCATCTAAATCCGTTTTATTTACTAGAACTTGTGACATATAAATCCTTTAATATGACGAAATCGGCTTAGTCGATAGTAAATCAGAAAACACTAACTGGACTTGCTTTACATCATCCATAGACAGATTTGCTACATTCAACTCTTGAATGACTTCTTCATTCATGATTGGTAGAATTGAATTAATCTGATCTTGGGTAAGAGTCTGTCCAGTAAGCTTTGTAAAGTTCTCAGCAATGAGAGTTTGCATCGAAGAAATATCAGGCCTAAACATGACATTTTCTTTAATAACTTCTCCACCAAATAATCTAGCTGATAGATTATCTTTCATATTCTGAGCTAACTGTTCATCAGTAAGACCAATTCGTGCATCAGTATTCTTATCGCCAAATCGATTATACTGTGCATCATTAGGTAGTAGCTTTCTGGTATCTTCAATATCTAGAGTACCAGCTAGAATTTGTTGCATAAGCGGTTTATAGTCAGAAATATCTGACCTAAGTAACGCTGCATAGAGATCAATATTAGTCGAATCAATAGGCAAAGCGTCAAATTGTTCTTTAAGTAAACTGATACTAGGCATGTTTTATCCTAATGCTTTAATTAATTTCTTGTTATAGCCTTATTTCTTTTGAAAAATATACAAAAAAGAAAACGAAGTAGAATAGAACCCTATACCTTCACTTGGAAGGTATAGGGTTATCTAACTTACTTATTTATCAGAAGATAATTTCTGCCATGATGGTGAACCATAATAATGAATGGTAAAATCATCAGACATATGATTCATGAAATGATGTTCTTCTCTGGTACATGTAGTACCATCGGCCCATTCAAAAATATCTTCAAGATCTGGTGTTGGTATTGAATTATCCATTACTGGTTGGTCACATAAAAATCAAATTCTTCCTGTCGAATGACATTGATTTGTGTTACAAATGGACCAGCGCCTTCATAAGCATCATTAATACTAGATGCACGAGGCAGATCAATATCAAGCCTTCCTCGGAATGGTTTGATAATCTGAATTGATGCAAGGTTATGATACAGATTACGTGGGAAAGCTGTCTTCCAAGCATCAGCAATTTGGAAACGAACTGCGGAACCAGTATGAGCTTGAAGCATTAGCTCAATATTGTATCGTTGTTCCATAATTAATTCCTGGAATTTACGATAGCCTTCTTCATCAAAAGCTTCTAGCGCCACTTCTTGAACAACGTTTTCCATTAGTCTTCTACCTTTACAAGATTGATTGCTGGAGGCATTTCGATTACTTTCTGCTCACTAAATACTTGATCCATCTTGTTGTGCCAATCCATAGTATCAAATGGATGTACTACAACTTCGGAATAATCATTGATATCTTTATTTCCACGGAAATAAAGCTTTCCACAAGGAAATTCAAGAATATCTTTTGGATCTACAGGTCTTACTATGTCCATTTTTAAGCTTCCAATTTAACTCGTTTGTGTCGACCAATACGATCGTATTGAAGCATATAAGGTACCCCGTTCCTATCAAGCTTATACTCTCGATCGGTTTCTACTCGAATATCATGAAGTGAAAAGCCTTCTATGATATAAGGACGGTTACTTTCTTTTCTTTGATTATCATTTGTAAGCATGAAAAAGGGCAAAACCGCCTTCTCTTTTTCACGTTGGTTCTCAAAGGAATGTTGAATATGGTCGTCGAAAAGAACTGTATCGAAGCGAGCAATATTATGGTGCATGTATGCACCATCATAAATAAACTCACCTTCCGCATTATTCATAAAGAAAGTAAGACCTGTTGTATTAGAAAATTTATCTGTATGAGATCTTACACCATTAGGATGACAGATCATAAGATTAAAGAATCCATCTGTCAAACCAAGTCTATCTGGAATCAAAGTTACATCACTTTCAGCAATTTCTTGATTAAGTTGGATGCTGTAATGATGCTTAATATCCTTATCATCATCCTGATACCACATATTCTGAAATAATGCACCGATATAATTACGGATTTGCATCATTGAAAATACACGGATTTCTGATTTACGGAAAATAGGATAAGACATAGTATAAGATTTATGTAAGTTAGAATAAACTACTTAGTATTGTAGTTCTACATCATCCTCATCTTCCTGAATACGACGGAAGTCATTAGGAGTAAGATTACGAACGTTACGATTAAAATCTGATTTAGTTTTAGCTTTCGCACCACGGTTCTGTTCTTTTTTAAAGCCCTTCGACAGACGAGCATCTTGATCTTGAACGTTCTTATTTGGTGCAATGATTTCTTTAGCCATTTCAGTATTACAGTAAATTTTTTATGAAGTTTTATGGAAAAATGTTTACTACTAAATCAGTTGTTATTCTGGATCTACTACAGAGAATTCAATTTCATCATGCTTAATCAGAATCTGATTAGCAGGGAAAAGCTGTTGAAGAGTACTATACAAATGCGTAAAAGCAAGACTATCTTTATTAGTAGCCATCTTAGTATACTGTTCTTTTGGAACAGATACTACAAGAACTTGACCCGGTTCAAGTTTAATCTTTGAAACTTCTACTTCAATCACTTTAAGCTGTGCTTCAGTCATTTGATGATCCTTTACCTAAACCTAAACCAATACGATCAAATCTTTCTTGCAAACGTTCATCACGTTCTTTCTTTGTAGCACGCCAGTATTCATGATTAAATAGTGCGGTAGCTGTTTGGCTTACTTCACTTTGGCTAACTGAAGTCTTATTCACTGCATCAAGTGCAACAATAGCATCATCTGGATCATTAAATTCAATAACTTCAGTAGTCAGTGCTACTGCTGGATGATTTACTGTTTTTTCATTACCACTCCAATAAGATTGAGTAAATCCTCTTATTGATGTAGTGACAAGAATTCTAAAACGATTCCCATTAATATGGGTAGTTTTATTAGTCGCAGTTATTTGCTGATATTCCATAATCAACCTTCTATATGAATATGATTGTGTGACTCATTGAAATTAGCTTGCAAAATATTGAAAAGATCAATTAATCCTTTATTTTGCTTATAAAATTCAGATTCATGAAGCTTCATTGAACCACCAGCTAAACGAAGAATACCATTAGTAATCTCCATTGCTGCTTTTCGATCAATATCAAGCTTAATCTTTTCAGTTGTGCTTTTGATGGCCATTTTTCTTATTCAAATTAATACGGCATAGATATGAATCATGGATTCTAACACCTTTAGAATCTATAAATACTTTAGATTCTGGAGTGATTTTTCCATAACATACTGGACATCTAACTTCCATCTCTTCTTTCTTAAGAAAAGATTTTTTACTAAAGTATTTTATAAGATTCTTAATCATCATTAATATCAGTACAAGTATACTTTTTATTCTTGTTAGAATCAATCTTCATAGCTTTTACTTTAAGTCTTTCACAAAAAGCTAGAGTTCGAGTATCTACGATTTCTACAAGCTCACCATGAGTATCTTGTACAAAAAGAAACCCATGTTCACTGATTAAATTGGCATGGGCAAGTACGGAATAACAGAAAACCCAAATACCAAAGAGAATCTTATTCATCTTCGCAAAACATTCCATCAAATCCAACGAGGAAAATTAACCAAGTGAAGTTCCAAAATCTTCTTTCAAAGATATTGCGTTTTGCCATAACTGCACTTGGAATCATATCGAATACAACTACTAATGGAAAATATAGACACCAAAGAGGGCATCTAATAAGATCAGTTTTAATACGAATAATTCGCTGACCTACAAAATTTCCATGAGTAGATAGGATAATCAATCCGAGGATGATCCATCCATAGTATCGTCCAAAGAAGTCATAATATCCTGACATACAATCTCCTTGACAATGTCCTTAATAACTTCTTGATGAATAGCTAGCATAGTGGTAATAAGACCTTTAGTCATCTTCTTACCATTGCCGAAGTATTCAGCATAATATCCATTCATCCATTTGAGGCATTTATCGATAGCATCAAAGTTATGAATTAGATACAGATTAAATTCTGGATAACGATCAATATACTTATTAGCTAATTCCAAAGTTTCTTCTTCTGGAAGTGGGTCTCCACCTTCTGCAATAAAGAGAAGGATAAGTTTGTGAAGCTCAGATACATCTTTACGCTTCTTAATCAAGTCCATTTTACATACTTGCGCATAGTGTTCACCTGCAGCAAAGATCTGATCAATCTGCTTTTCCATCAAAGTCGGATCTTGACTAATTGAAGCGAGTGCATTTTCGTAGAGCAACATGGTAGGTCTTAGTAGAGTTATTAATTGAGGGATATTACAAAATATTCAATGGAAAATACTTACGTTCATTTTCTTTTTGGCGTGCTGCTTTAACACGAGCTACTGCTTCTTCTGCATCATCTTTATGGATATCCCATACCAAAGGATCTGGATGGAGACGATTGAATCGAATTCCATCTCCACAGAACTTATAATCACCGTCAAACTGTTTGTCAAAATACTTATAACCAACAGAGTGAGTTAAACCTGCCGAACGAGCTAAAAGATTAGCTAGGTTGATATAGTCTGACATGGTTTAAATAAGATGGAAATGAATATGTACAATACGAAACATGATACCGATCATCAGAAACCAACCAATGAATCTCCATTGTTTAGGAAATTTATTGTCGCTACCTCCCATATTCAAAGTAAGAATACAGAAAATAATAAGGCACATAACGAGGATAAGAGTATTGGTCATGATAACTTAGAAGAGTTATTTAAGGTACTTCAATAATATAATATATTTATAAAAAGACAATTGATTTTAGATATCCCTATACTCCTTATGAGAGTATAGGGAATCTTTTAAATAGAATAAGTTCGTTCTAGCATTTCATTCGTCACACGAGAATCCCATGCTTTCTGTTCATATTCTTTTTCTCTTTCATTAAGCCTATTTACAAAAGCTTCAACTTGTGCTTCAGTAGGTTGAAAATTCTTTGCAGCTTCAATGAGTTCACGGACATTCATGTATTCTCAGTATCCATTGTTGGATTGAGGCCTGCCATTGCTAATGCAGTTGGATCAAAATGATGCTGTTGATCAGCTACAGAGGCATATCGACTAGCACTATGATCAGTACCGGGATCGCTAAAAGAATGCGAATGTACTAGCTCTCTATTTGGGTCATAAAGAGAATTACTATGACCTGGATCAATTAGATTATGGTGATGAATAAAACCACCATCAGCTAGCATACCCATACCAGCTTCATCTACAGGATGTTTAAGATGTTCAGCCATAGTATGTACTTTCTTATTACTATAAGTAATTTCAGAAAGTCGAACACGGCTTAATTCTGCTACACGACGTGCTTCAGCTTCAGTCTTCTGGATCTCTTGCCAACGACGTTCAGCAAGTAAAT